ATTGACTTTGGATCGATTCCGATAACTTTAGCTGCCTCTTCGTAGGTAAGAAATGATGCTTCTTTTGGTTTACTCATGATGAGCTCCTTATTTGGTTTATAACTTAGAATGTTGATGGTCAACATTCATCTTGGATAATAACTATATACCTAAATTCTCAAAAACAAAAAAACTTCGCACATAATATTCAACCGAATATAGGGAGTTTTATGTCGTTCATAAGAGTTCATATAATCATTATACCTATTTCCTTTCCCCTACACTCGTATATTATTATTTATCTCGTTAGAGATAGAGTAATAGTGTCATGTTTCTATACAACCAAAAATTGACCTCGATATGAAAACCACCTTGACGAGTCTGTCATTATGTCATAGTTCCGCCATTCACGACAAACTACCCCCCCCCCCCCCCCCCCTCTCGACGAGAAATTTGAGAGTTTTTGTAGCTCTATTTTCTGTAACAGGGAAGTCTGTCAAATTGTCTGTATTCATTTATTTTATCTGTGTAACTTACTTACTTGAAGAACTTGAGCTTTTCAATAGTAGGCCACTCAACACTACAAGACCTAATGCTTCTGTTACTGATATACTACGTAGTGTAAATATATCTGTAATTAACCAGTTCCATAGCCACATTACTGGATATGCATATAGTAATCCTATCATTAATACTAATCCTATACCCATTAATGATATTGTTATTGCTTCTGTTATTTTGTCTGTATTCATTTATTCTATCACCCTAACTCACTTACTTAATAAAATATTATTTAGCTTACCACCGTTGATTTTCACATCACGTACAAGTGTATCAAGTTTTTCATCTGAAGCGTTATCTATCTGATTAGTACAGTACTTTATATAATCAATAGCATCTTTTAATGTTTGTTTTTCTATTTTCGTCATTGTTACTTTATATGTTTTCATTTAATATCCTTTTAGTAAAATATTATTTAGCTTACCACGATTAGTTTTGGGGTTACGGAAACCTTCGTTGTCAGTTAGTAACCCCTCAACCTGTCTATTTTTTTCTGGGTAGTATCCATAGTTAAGGTGTGTTATGAAACGTCCACCTCGTCCAACCTATACCCATTCCTTTAGTAAATGTGGGGTGGCAGGGGGAGAAAGGAATAAACCCCAACCGTCTCAATTACGTAATTACGGTGCCACCCCGAAATCTTTATTTTTTTTTATATATAGTCCCATCTAATTTACGAAGGATTTATGATAAAGTCAAGTGTTATTTCCTATTAAATATATAACCAACTACCGTATGGGTCAGTTCTATTCATGAATGTACTATACTCATGAATGTTTGCTCTTACTGCGTTTACCCCTTTAGTGTATGGAGCCTTCCAACCAGCGGGTTTGTATATGTTCCCTGTTTCTTTTTCTACGAAACATACTACACCACCACCGTCTTGGATTATCTTAAAATACTTTCTACCATTAGTATTAACTGAATATCCTGGAGGTAACATTCTACCTTTATATGCTTCTTTTGCTGAACGATTTAGTTCTTCAATTAAAGTATCCATATCCATTGACATTGTTGATTTCATTATGTTAATTCCTTTCTGTTATTAATGTATAATTCTCAAAATCTAAAAGTTCGGGTTTAATAGATATCCAAACCATGTCTTTACCTTCAAATGAATTCATGTGTTCTCCAATATCAATCACTTTCTTTTTATCTAATGAAGTGATTAGAGCCCTTACAACTTTCATATCGTAATCTGGTCCAACGACCCAATCACCTATGTAACCTGGTTCTGGAGTATCTACCCAATCTGCATACTCACTTTCCATAATTTGTTCAACGAACTTAGTTTCTAATTTTGTCAGTTTCATTGTTTTTTCCTTTATTTGTTAATGATTCTAAATCTCTTTTAGCTAATTCTATATGGAGTACAATTTCATCCACATCCATATATTTCTTATCTGATTTATCTAGTTCATATAGTGCTCGATTCAAATCATCTCTAATCGATTCTAATTTTGTCAGTTTCATTCTTTTTCCTTTTTCCTTACACATGAAGTTACCACCAATAAATGGTAAAGTCAAGTGTTATTTTAATTTATTTTATGATTAAAAGAGAGTTGATAATAAATCTTCTCTATTGATTTTTGAGATTTCTTTCGAAGTTAGCTTTCTTATAGACCCATCTGGTTCTTCATAATTACCCGATCGTGCATATACATCAGACCACCCTCCCATTTCACAATCTTTTATTGGAATTTCTTTTGTTTTTAAATCTCTTACTTGTCGCATGTCGAACTTCATTGTTTTTTTCCTTTTTTCGTTACTTAAATATAATACTAATAATTGATAAAGTCAAGTACTATTTTAAACCTTTGCACGATATTGATTGAATAACCTTCAGTATGTTAATTACTCACCATTCAATTATTGTAAGTACCAATACCGTGTCTAACTTAATTCTTTGAGAGTTCCAAATAGGTAGTCACTCTCAAACCCACCGTCTTTTCAAATACCCGTAAAAAAGACAAAACCACGGTTATAAGATAGATATTGTAATATAATCACCATAATACTCTGAATGTCTATGTTCAACATTATCGAATATTTTTTTAAATTCAACGAATATTTTATCTACATCAACTGTATCTTTAAAAACTGCATAATCTTCCTCTTGTAAATCTACACGAAATCGTTCGTCTTCGATTTCTTTTATTTTGTTATCATATACTAGTTTCATTTTATTGTTTCCTTTGTTTAGAATTTTAAATTACCGTACCACTCATCCCATGATACTTCACGTCGAGTTGGTACATATACTGGTAATGGTCCAGTTTCCGTTTCGTCTAATACATTATTCCACACTCCGAATGTACCATTAATATCATATACTTCGCCAGTCTTTTCGATATAGTCTTTATCAATACTTACTATTTCACCACATGACTCCATAGCCCCAGTAGTATATTCAACACCATTTTCATCAACGCCAATGACTGTTACCTCTGTATCATACGAGTCTATATTCTCATGACGTTCTTCAATTTCAAACCATTTTATATTCATTTTTATTTTCCTTTAATTAATTACGTATGGAGTATTCCATCTTCCAAATCTTACATGTACATACCAACCGACATCAAAATAATCAACCATAGGTTCAGACCTATTGTGATTTCCGACATTCAGTACTCGTATTACTTTAGTGAGAAATTCTAATACTCTACCACTGAAGTCTTCTTTATACCAATACACATTCACATCTAATTCTCTATCTCTGGAATGAGCTTGCTCAAAGATATGATTACGGGGTCTATCTTTCATCACTTCGTTATAATTTCCAATCACATCCATGTTACCTTCTTTAAGAGTCAGTATAACACTGGAGTGATTATCTACGGATAGTGAACCTTTAAATCCATATTCTTTAAGTAAGTCTCTCACGAGTGGAGCGACAGATTTCTTTCTTTCTTGTGAGTAATAAGCCATTTGTTAATTTCCTTTGTTTTTGTTACGATGTAATATACTACGGATATATGAGAAAGTCAAGTACTTTCTTAATTTATTTTGAGTTTAAATATTCAGTATATCGCTCGTTGTAATTACCACGTCCGATATTACGATATCTCCCAGCTTCAATCCACGTATAGAACTCTTCGAGTGTAGTAGCTTCAACTGGTGTAAGATATTCATAGATATACATTAATGAATCAGTATATCCACCAGTTGACCTTAACCCCATTAACATTAAATTCCATAGACCTTTATTAATTCGTTTCATCTTAGTTTCCTTTTTCATTTCACCTAAATATACTACTAATATTTGTTACTGTCAAGTCTTATTTTAAATAAACTCGTTATTTATATAAGCAATAATATCATCAGCCGTATCTGTGAAGTCGTGGTAAAACTCATCACCACTCATACCATTTACTTCTGTGATTATTACATCACCCAATTTGATATTCCAATGAACCAACAACTCTTGATTGTTAGCGTCATCAAAGTATTCAAATTCCTCATCATTCGTGAAGTCGAGTGTGGTAACACTTGACGGTATTACTTCTAATTCGTTATCGTGTATTGATACTGAGAGTGCTTTCATTTTGAATAACTCCCGCTTAATTTAATAATCATCGACCAAATTACCAATCCCTTATATGAGTTTTTTTCACTGTATTTTAATCCGTTATACATTTCATATACTTCCCTACTTGTTTTATTCTTTAATGCCTTTCGGATACCTTCACGAGATAGAGTTTTTAATTTAGAGTATTTCATTGTTTTTTCCTTTTCTTGTTACCTTAATATACGACTACTTAATGAGAAAGTCAAGTGTTATTTTAAATAAATGACGCTCTATGTCTTAACCGTTTTAGTCCCGAGTCCCTAATCATTCTAATCCGTGCTCTCGTCAAATCAAATTCTTCACTTATATCAGACAATGACAGACTATTAGCTATTCCAATTCCAAAATACATTTTTAGAATACGTGATTCTCTCGACGGTAGTCCATTTAATAAGTTTAGTAAAACTTTCATATCATACTCAACATCCAATACAGCATCTAAATTATAGTCTGATGGAGTATCATCTAATACACCCAATGGATATACAGTAGAATCTAATGCATCAATTGTCGTATCAGTGTAGTTCTTATATTCTCTATACACATCATCTCGTGTAACACTTGTTTCATGTTTCATCATTGTTTAGTTTCCTTTTTCATTACGTTGTAATGTACTACGAATAAATGGTAAAGTCAAGAGTTATTTTTAAACGTTTTCATCTTCTATTCGGACTTCAAACATTCCACCACCTTGTTTCCATGTGGTTGAATCTCCAATTAAACCTTGATTATTTCCGAATAATTCATCTTGTTCACCCAACATATCATTTACCTTTGACATCACAATACAATCAGTTATAACATGGTCTAATGCCTGTTCTAAGGGTATTCCACCTTCAATCATATCATTGAACCAATCTTCTGGATTCATAAGTGGAACTTCACCATTTACTTTAATTACTTGTCCGTGTTTATACTTCATTGTTTTTTTCCTTTTTTCGTTACTTGAATATACGACTACTTAATGAGAAAGTCAAGAGTTATTTGTAACTAATTTGTGGAGTGGTTTCTTATCGGCTAGTCGGATTTTCACCACCCCACATTTTAACCTACTATCCTAACGGTGAATTAATCATATTAACAGGAAATTTATATTTCTTACCATCAGTAATCTTTTCCATTATAACTGGATACTTCGTAGACCGCGGTTTAAATCCTATTATCTTATAATTATGACCCATGTGAGTAATAACATCACCGAGTGATTTAGTAATACCATGTACAGAAGCATATGTATTAAAGTCAGTAGCTTCTCTAGTCATAACACTCCCATCATTATCAATAGTACTAACGTTTAATTTCAACGTCATATTATCTGAAGTATATGAAGCTCTACCTCGTGTAATCACTACACCATATTTAGTAGCCACATCATCAAGTGCTTTCTCAATATCACTACTAATTAGTTTTACTGTATTTCTATCTAACATATTCATTTCCTTTGTTTTGTTTTTGTTACCCTATAACATACAACCATTATATGACAAAGTCAAGCCTTTTCGTAGCCAGTAATCCTAATAAAAATAATTCTATCTCCCACGCTATGAAAGTAGTTCCAGTACCCTCCAGTGGTCATATTAGCTAAATTAAATACACCTCAAATAACACCCAACCATCAAATAACGACGATATACATAGATTATAATAGACTACATTCATAGGTATATGAGACACTCATTATAGCATACAGTTTGACGTTACCTAATATACAACAAATAACTGAGAAAGTCAAGCTATTCCCTAAGTATTCAGAATATATGAGTAGTGTAATAGCCACGTGCGTGTATCATCCGAGTAGCACATCCAAAAAAAAATAATAAACCCCCCATAATTTACAACAAATAACTGAGAAAGTCAAGCTATTTCCAGAAATAGTTATAGACGAGTATAAAATAATTTACATAATATAATAGTATAATTGGTTTGAGTAGCTAATCCAAGCTGATACGAGTGGGATGAGGGGGTTGGGGCTATTTGATATGGGATTATAGGGGAATTTATTCTTGGGAAATAGCTTGACAACCTCGATAGGAACAAGTAATACATTATTTATATTATGATTATTGTGATATTTTAAAGTGGGTAGTTGTGGGTAAGAGTGGGAGATTCAGATATTTAGTTGTGTCAAGTATTTTTCCACCTAATTCTACACCCAAGTATGAATATAAAAAATAGGTATATGTGTAAGATATTGTCAAGTAACCAGTGTAAAATAGTTTCTATCATAATAGTATTTATTCAATAAGGAAAGTCTTATATATCATACTTTCATCAAAGCACCTCACTCAATTAGAGGAAATCCTTGAACAAACTCTGTCAGCCCACCAACGAGCACATTGGGACGATCCCAAGGCACGTTCAATCATTATAAAGGTTAATCTAAATTCGGTATTATTTAGTGAAATAACCAAAGACACGGTCTTTACTCATAAGAGATTTCAGAATTTATCAGAACTTCGTGGTCTTGTCAATAATACTAATAATATAACAACTAATATAAACGCCTTAATCATTTCATATAGATCGGTTATACTTTGGTCCACTCTATTATTCTCTTTATTAGTTTCTCAATCTTCTCTACTACACCGTGTTTAAGTGTAATATACGCAAATAATAATACTATTAAATGTGTCTTATATGGATTTGGTGGTATTGCTATTTCAAGTGCTATAAATATAGATATGAATACTTGTAATGTAAATTTTATTATACCCTTTATATTTTCCATCTTCCTCTCTCTCTCGCTGTTATTTCGTCTTGCTGTTATTTCGTGAATAGAAATATCACCACATTTTGAAATATCACCACATTTTGAAATATTACCCACTTCGAAATATCACTACACTTTCCACTCATATATACATAAATATACTCGTGATTAAAATATGACTACCGAGCCCACCTTTATTTCGTATTTTATTTGATGTGTTTTACATACACTTGTAACTATTTCTATCATCTTGTCGGAATACCCTGTAATTATTAGCGAGGGACCATCGTTTAAAAGTATGAAATTTTCGGTGAGTCTCTCTACTTCATCGTGTCGTCTATTATGTAAATCAAGTTTTTTCATTACTCGAAATATAACGTGCCTTGTAATCTTCCAAACCACGTGTGTAAGAGCTGTTAGAGGCCGAAACCTTGAAAATCTTTTGATTTTTAAGGTTCTCTCTATTCACGGTGTCACGCGTATTCCCTACGGGTTGGGTTTTTATATGCGTATTCACGAGGGATTTGGGTTTTTTATTGTGTTAGTATCTTTATAACAATCTATACATATAACTTTACTTTCTACTGTATACCAATCTACACTGTAACTATCTGATTTATGCACTGTTTGAAATACTTCTCTTTTACAGTAAGTACAATGTTTCTTTGGGTTTTCTGATATGTGTAGTTGTTCCATATAAGTATATTCATTATTTTATTTATCTAACCGAGCGTGCCAATGTAAGTGGTTTGGTATTTTCTTTTGTTCTTTGTCTATATGGAAGTCTGAATGACCATAGAACTTTTCTGCGTGTATCTTTAACATTTCTTCCATTACAAATGCCCCTTGTTCTGGTATTTTCATTCTATGATATTTCCACACTGCCATTGGTATATTACAATCTTTGCAATCTAATATAGTATACCACTCTGTTTCGTAATATACATTTGTCTTTATTTCTAATATACACAGGTCACATTTCATAGTAATAAATATAAGGCACAAAAAAACCCCATCGTTTATAGATGAGGTTCGTGTAATAAATCTTTTTGTATTCTAACTGTTAGTAAATAAATCCCAAATCTGTTTAATAGATAACCCAATAACACCTACACCTACTGTACTTCTCCATTTAGTTGTATCTTCTCTAAATTTAGTATTCTTTTTTGATTCTGCCCATAACCCTTCATGTGGATTGAATAAATTTTCCTTAATGAATTTAATATCTTCTGCCATTTCCGCCCTATCCTTTTCAGCTTGATCCATTCGTTCTAATATGACGTTTAAATCTTTTACATCCTTACCATTCATAATGTTTTCCATTAAGTTAAAGTTAGTTAAAATTTCTTTCTTCATCATATTTGTTATTTAGTATTTGTTATTTTAATTTCACACTGTCCAAAGTAGAGCGGGTTATTTTTTATTTGATTAGAAAATTATATTTCCACTGGATAATAATTATATGCTCCCCATTCTTCAGTTAGTGTGTTTCTTCATTTCATATATAAATATAATATATATTAATTATTCATCCTTTTCTTTAACAGGTTTACTTACATTCTTTCGTTTTTCTTCACATTCTTTTATTGGTATTGAACTATCGTAGATAAAATTATAATTATTACTTTCCAATAAATTATATATTCTATCTATTGGAATGAAGTATCCCATATGTGTAATTGCGTCAGCACTGAATCCCATTGGTTGAATAGATATTCTGGATGGAATTCCTATGTACTCATATTGTTTTCTTGATTGTGACCACCTATATATTGAACCCCCACTATTTCCAAATATTGTTTGAGCAGTACTCATCCAATATTTATAGTGATCTATTTCGTCGTCCATATATGAAATATGACCTTCCGTGGCTATAGGTGGATGACCTAATGATGCCCCACAAGCATATACCTTATCAAAAATATGAATTGAACTTATTTTATCAATGGGAAATATCTTTACAACACTGTCGTGTGTGCGTTCTTTATCTCTTACTCTTAATAATGCCCAATCTTCACCACCTTCATGATCACTATAAGCAACAATATCAGCTTCTACTGCGAATGAACCAATACAATGTGAATAATTATTATACTTAAAATACTCTACTTGAACTGTATCTAATGTTTCTGTATCTACTTTACGTTTAAGTACTGGATTCCAGTTTTTCTTAACCGTAATACATTCTGCAATAACATGGTGATTAGTAATTACATATGTATAAACTTCACCTTTATATTTTTTGGAATATACTACTGTTCCTGACCCACCTGATATATTAGTTCTGACTCGTACCGTTGGGTAAAACATCTCTTCATGTTTCTGTTTAATATCTGGTGATATTTTCATATTGAGTTCTCCGCTTTAATTTGTGAAATAGATAAAAAAATCCCACTAAATAATATAATAACCATTAGTGGGATATATGTATTTACTTATGTATAAATATCAAATTTATAAATTTTATAAGTTCGTATTATACTTTTACTGTTTCATAATCTCCATTTTCTATTTGTTCTTCAGTGTAATGAAAGTATCTTGTCTTACCATTAACCTTTTTAGCTATTGAACATTTATGTCTGTTCTTACCGTCCCCTTTAAAACTGATATGGATCCATCTTCCAAATTCCTGAATAACCTGGTCAAAATCTAAATCTGATTCTATAATCCATTTCCAAACTTCAGTGACAGTTGGTTTCCCATTTACTACAAAATCTGCTGCTTCACCTTTCGTATGTTGTGATCTATCTGTACTACCTATTTTACTGTTTAGTTCCAAGCACCGATATCCACTCGTTACTGTAACTGGTTTCTTAAAATGAACTCTAACTGGTTCTAATATAGTATCACATAATGATATTAAATTATTCACCTCTTTACTAGATGGCGTATTGTCTATACCATTACGGGAAGCAGTCTGACTTCTCGTCATTTCATCATAAGAAAAGTGTTTAGATAATTTATCACCTACTTTATATACTTTCATTTCTTTCTTCTCCTCTGTTAATTCTACTACTGTATCCCTTTCATGAAATAAACCCTTAATAAAGTCTATTATATTATTCCACATTATTTATTTTTAGGTTTACGGGAACGTTTTTTTCTGGGTTTAGGTTTTGCCTGATTACTCAATCTAAATATTTCTTCTTTGAGTAATTGTCGTTGGGTTCTCAAATCCTGTATTTCCATGTGTAAATCTTCTGTCTTACTTGATGTGAGAAGTGAAATAATAAGTATTCCACCTATTGAACCTATAAATACTCCTAATAGTGTCCACAGTATATTTTCAATCATCGTTATTCTCCTGTTGTTTTTTGTATTCCTTAGTGAGTAATTCACTACTACTTACCAAAGCAATATCATCTAATGTTTCTTCTTCATTTTCTAATAATGAACTGGAATGGTGAACGTGAACTATACTGCCACTTTCCTGTGATGGGTTAGTTTCATAATCTTTTACCATTTGAATCGCCTCTGCCTCTATCTCAGTTACTATTTTTGCTAACTCCTGTAGTTGCTCAGGAGTCAATTCCAGTTCTTGTGTTTTCATAACCATTACCTTATTTTATTTTAAAACTTTAATTCATCGTCTGTAATTTCTCTATCTTCGTTCCACCATTTGTATGATGATTTTTGATGAAGTGATTTGAGTTTTTTATTCCAATGATCTTCTGTAATTACTTTCCATATTTTATCAAATTCACTTCCATATATTCGTTTAACTCCTATGAAATATGTTCGTGCTCCACTTATTCCTACACCACTTTCCAAATCTACCGTATTTACTACATTGTTGAATTTATCAATCAACTTGTATTTCATTTTTTGGTCCCCTCATTATTTGATACTCTGCGTTTCTTTTGCCATACTTTCTTTTCTTCTGCTTTCTTCTTCTCTTTCTGTATTTGCTCCCACGTTTTTTTCTTCTTCAAGTGATCATGTTTTTCTTGTTCTACTTCATCGTTCAATTCTTCTTCAAATAATTCCCAATCTCGTGTCCAATTATGTTTAGACATTTCTATATTCTCCTTACTGACTTCTTATTTTTAACTTTGCAATAATATCAAGAAATTCTGTAACTGTGTATTTTTTGCCCATGTCATCAAATATACGAACTTCTCCTATTTTTTCTGGATACTTGTTTACTATGTTTAGTAATGCTATCATTGCGAGTCCTGTGTACAACACTCCAAAACTTTCGTCTCCCAGTAAATTGGTTTCTAACATTGTATCGGCCTCGCTGTCGTTAGACATCAATAAATAGTATTGCATTAAATTATTCCTTTTATATATTCTTTTATATTACGAGTTGGTTTATATCCCAATTTTAGTTCTGTCTTTGAATAATCACACAAAGTTCTATCATACTCACCTTTACGTGCTGGAATGTATTTCTTTTCACCACCGAACATATCAGCTAATTCATTCATAGAATAATTCACTCCACTTCCTAATTCAAATATATCTGCATTAAACTTATCATTCATACACAATGTTAATCCATTTACAATATCATCAACATGGGTAAAATCTCGTCGCTGTTCTCCATTTCCTGTTATTGTAAGTGGTTCTCCATTTCTATATTGTCTTTCAAATATTCCCATCACAGTTGAATATGGTCCATCTTCTACTTGATGTTTTCCATATACATTATAAAATCTACATATTGCTGTACTTAATCCATATACTTCACCATACAGTTTACAAAGTTCTTCTCCACCATACTTTGACCAAGCATACGGACTTGAATATAATCCGTGGTGAAATGAACTGGAACCTGCATATACTACTCTTATGCTATTTTGTCTGGCATACTCTAATATATTTAGAGTACCATTGAAATTATTTTCTATGGTTGAAACTGTATCTATAAGTGATGGTTGTATTCTTGCTAATGCCGCCAAATGAAATATCACATCAACTTTATCCATGAAAAATGAATAGTCCTTTGTTTTAGTAATATCTACATCGTAATATACACAACCTTTATACCATTGATTTTTGACTTCGTTTTCTCGTTTACCTGTACTGTAATTATCTAATGAAACTACTTTGTGACTGTCTTGTAGTAATTTGAAAATTAAGTTTGTGCCAATGAAACCTGCTCCACCTGTTACTAAAACATTCATAATCTATTTTCCACTAAATCTATAATATCACTTAATCTATCTATTGTCCAATATGAGTTATGTAATTCAGTATTCCATGGTTGTTTAAAACAAATTGCATCACCACTTGCTACAGATTTTTCTTTGAATGACTTTAATTTTTTCATATTGTCATCAACTAATATATCAACATCTACCCGCCACTTCTCTCTAATATAATGAAGTTCTCTAAAATCAAACTTATTTATCCCTATCCACTCTGATGTAGCATTTACAGTTTGATTTCGTTGGGCTGATACTAATACCAAATCATGGTTATTTTTTACTGACCATTCTTTCAATATAGGCCAATCTTCTATTGCCTCTGGGTATGGATCAGCGTTAACAAATATATCATAATAATGCTTTACAAATATAAAATCTTCAGCTTCTTCCTCTGTCCAAAATGTCAACCAAGTTATGAAATCCCAATTTTCTGGTAACTTATCTAATTGATCCTTGTATTCTGGACATTCTCTTGCTACTACTCTCTTAACACTACCAATGAAGTCTCTTAAAACTCCATCACAATCAATTGCTAAACGCATCCTAATATTCTCCCCTTAAATTCATGTATTCCATTTGAACAATTATCTTCCCAATCACCTGAGGCATGTTCATTTGCGTTATCTGTAATGTATTTGAATGAAATAAATGGAATATGTAAATATCTACATACTTTTGCCAGTGCGTATGCTTCCATATCTAACACGTCAATATAACCAGAAATATCTTCAATATTTTCAACGAAATTATCTCCGGTTCCACACACATAATTCTTACCTATTGGATTAAATTTTATATCAGTCGAATCCAGTATTATTGGAACATCATTTTCAAATGGAGTTTGACCTTCCATAAATCCTAATCCACTTACATTCATATCTCGTTGAACAAACTTTGTACAATCTACTAATTCACCTATTGGTAAATCTCTACTTCCTGCTGTCCCATAGTTTATTACTATTTTTGGTTCACCGTGAGTAGAATCAGTTAATCGATGTGTTAATTTGTAAGTAGCATTGACCTTACCAACTCCAGTATATAATATATTCCAATCTACTAATTCACCAGCGGTTTCTTTTTCAAGGGCACATACTATTAGAATATCGTCTTTACCAAACATCTTCACCCCAACTGCTATATTTTTCTTCACCACCAAGTGCTTCCCAATCTGAATCTATAGTTGTCCGTGACATTATTCCACCCCTGGGGTTACAGTCTAAAACAAGTCGTAATCTTTCTGGTTCATAAATACTCATCATATCATCAAATATAACATTTATCAATCTTTCATACGAAATTATAATATCTCTGTATTGTTGTAGATATATCTTTAAAGATTTCAATTCAACTATTCTACCATTTGGATACATCAAAATAAATAATGTGGCAAAATCTGGTTGTTCATGAACTCCCATAAATGTCAACTCTGGTTGTTTCATCTTTAATTCATATGGTCTACCCACTTCTGGACTTGGTAGAGATTTCAGAATAGATTTATCTGCATCTTTCCATGTTTTTTTACTCATATTAAATCCCATTTAAAACCATTTCCATATGCTCCCCATTGAGAAGTTTCATAATAGATAGGTTTCTTTAAATCTAAGTATTCTATAATTTCATTTGGATATACAGAATATTTATCTGATATATCCCACGATGTTTTACCATCAGTTGCTGTAGATTGTAGTGGTTCTTTCTCACCTATGGCATAACTCAAATAAACCCAACATTCACTCAATTTCTTTGACTTCATCTCACTTACGGCAATATATCTTGCCATATAGGCTGCACTTCTATCAACCTTTGATGGGTCCTTACCACTATAAGCTCCACCACCAATCGGAACTCGTGGCCCATAATTATCCACAACCAATTTCCTGCCAGTCAATCCCGCATCTGCATCAAATCCACCTTGTGTCCAATCTCCTGCTGGATTACAATGAATTTTGATATCGTCTACTGCAAAGTCCATATACTCCACAACTGATTGTTCTAATTGTTCTTTTTCTGTATTCTGAAAACTCGTTACTATATGAGTAATCCAATGGTCGTCTGTTGTGATTTGTGTTTTACCATCATATGGAAACTTCTCATATAAATGTCTACACAAATGTCTTGCTATATAATATTCTTGTGGAACATACTCGTCATTCTCATCACAGGCGTAACCAACCATTATTCCTTGGTCACCTGCACCACCAACATCAACACCTTGTTTGATGAAGTTAGATTGTTTCACTACATTATGAGTAACTTTATCTATACCACTCACTTCTTTTACTATTGACTCATAATCTAATTCTGCATTAGTAGTTATCTCACCAGTCAAATGAACTGAACCATGTCCACCTGCTGTTTCTATTGCAACTCTTGATTCGGAATCTTGTTCTAAACAAGTATCTAATATTTTATCTGATATCCTATCACATAATTTATCTGGATGTCCAGGTGATACAAATTCTGCAGTTCTAATCATATTGTATTAAACTCCTTACTTCTAAATTAAAATCTTCTACTCTTGGAACATATTTTAAATCAATTAATACCAAATTGTCTATAACATCATATCCCGCTGATTTAGCCAGATGATTTGTTGCCTGTAATGTTCCACCAGTTGCTAACACATCATCTACTATAACTGCCGTTCCACTACCTTGTTTGATTTGTATAGTATCTTCACTATATTCAGTTGAATAACTATGACTAAAAACAGTTGGTGGTAACTTACCTTCCTTCCTACACATCACAACTCCACCACCCCAATGGAATGCTAAAGCAGATGCAAATAAGAATCCCCTTGAATCTATTCCAATCCAATAATCTGGTGGTTTACGACCACGACTAGCCCGTGGACCTGGTGCACCTTCGGAAACATCAATGATTAATGCACCCATCCTATTAATAACTTCCGACAAGACCTCATTGTTTGCCAACAATGGTGATATGTCTTTAAAACTTACACCTTCTATTGGAAAATCTGGTACTTCTGTAATATAATCTTTATATAACATTTATTAACTCCTTCTCATAACTATCAAGTGATTTTATGTTAAACTTAAATATTTCCAGCTCCATCTCACCCACTTCACCACTTTCTTTAAGTATCTCCGATAAGTTCACTAATATCTGAAAATTCTGGGGCGTTAAAAGATTACAGTTGAACTTAACAACCACATTATTTTTTGCTTCAAAATGGTCGGAATGAATTTTCTTCTTCAAATCAAATTGAGTATCAGGTTGTTCTTTCTTAATATAATCATTAACACCAAATCCTTTATGTCCAACCCAATCACCATATATATCTGAACACCAAGGTTCTAACTCTTTTAACATATTTGTATCACAATTCTCTACAACAAATCCTACATCATATTTAGGTGGAACTATAGGATGCATCAATTCATCGTGTTTAACCATATGTCCCCACTTGCGAATGAAGTTTCTTGTACTTCTTAAATTCTGTGCTAACCACTCACTACTCTCCCTACCTTTCATAAACACTTGTCCCGCAGGATTTCGAAGTGCTCCGTCCTTAAATCTTGAACCTCTACAAGTCATATGATAGACTAATCCTTTCCAAGTCTGAATCAATTCGTATCCAGCCAATACAAACCTATTGAATATATCCGAATCTTCCTTTGATTGTGGAGCATATAAAGGATCATGTCCACCTATGGTTAAGAAGTCATCCTTATACATAGCCCACGGAGCAAATATACCCTCAGTTGTTTCATCTTCTCTTGTTCCAACGAAGTCTGATACAAAATTCAATAATCCCTGTTCATCAAATTCTTCTGTTTCTATACCAAAATCTTTTAATATCTTCTCAGGTCCATCTGGATGTAGTGGTGGTTCAATACGGGTTGCACTTACTACTTTACCTCGTTCTAAATGTTTAAGTATCTCCGTATCCATATTAGGGCAGGGCAGCATATCAGCGTGAAAAATCATAATAATATCACTTGTGGATATATCCACTAAAGTATCATATAAAATTGTATGACCTAATCTTGTAGGTCCTTCATTACGATGTATTTTGATATTACCATCTTTCTTAGCAGTTTCTTGCATCCACTCCCAAGTTCCATCATTAGAGAAATCATCTGCCCAGCATATCTCATGTCTGTATCCTAAATGCTTCCTAATCCCAGCATAACTCCACTTTAAGTAACGTAAATTATTACGTGAGGGTTGGATGAGACTTATTACTTTATCCATTGTTTACTCCAATTTTCTAACCATTTTTCTTCTGTATAAAATTCGTTAAATCTGTATTGTGTTTCTTCACTACATCCTTTGTAAAACTCTTCATCGTTCTTCAACTTTAATGCTATTTCTTTTGCACTTTCTAAATCACCAACTTCTACAGTTGTATTTGGATGTAATATTTCTTGAGAATCAAGTCCGCGATATCCTATACAGGGAATCGAATGGAAACTACAATTCATAGCAAATGTGCCGGCGGCGTGTGTTCTCATTAAATGAATACCTATATTAAACTGACTAAGTGCTGTAATCCATTCTCTCCAATTCATGTAGGCCATGTAGCTGATATCTTGGATAGCATCCTCCTGTGGTTGTTTTCTACCCATCGATGGTGCCCAAATTGGATTTCCTATTTCTCTAGCAATCATATAAGAATCAAATCCACCATACCAACTCACCATATTACCACCAATTATTGTACCATCTCCCCATTCACTACGACTTGGTATACCAGCGGGTATCATCAAACTTCTCATTACTCTTACATCTTTACAACCCAAACCTTTATAATATTTGACATCACTTTCATTATGACAATAAACCCAATCTGCTTCCATTAAAGCATTATAATAATGAAACTGTTTATCTATCTGATAGTCTTGGAAATACCAATGTGGACCTTCTTGCATTATTGCAACTTTATCACAACATTTTCTTATAAAATCTAAACTAACATTTGGATTGTTCTTCGGTATAATAACAATACCTAAATCAAAATGTTCATCTGGTAGTGCGTCGAGTGCACACATAGGAGCTTCAAGAGTTATTGCCCAACTCACTTCCGTCCTGGCGTTAGCAAAATCTCTTGGGTATCTTTGATTGTTACCCGTTTCCGAGAAGAATGCTATTTTCAACTGTAAAACTCCTTATATGTTCTCTCTATCCAATAATTAGCATCTCTGCCCATTTCATTTGGTGGTATTGCATTAAAGTGAAATACATAACCACAATTCTCAAATATCAACTTATCCTCAAACCACATTTGTGGGTGAATAAATAATAATTGTTTTGAATGTAAATCTTGTAAATTATAACAAATGGGTAAATAATTTAATTCTATATTTTGTTGTCTCAATAGAAAATTAATTATGGTTTGATCTGTACCCGCCTTAACTTGTGATATTGCATTCTGTACATCATGTTGATTTTCTAAATAATAATTTCTTACATATTCAAAAAATTCTTTATGGTCTTTATTAACAATCTGAAATCCACAATTTATATAATTCCAAACATTAAATGGAACTTCATCATCAAATAATGTTTTAGAAAATCCATCCATTGACCTTCTAACCCATTCAAAGCTACCATTGTTTCTAACCGCACTATACTTACCATCTGTTTCATTAAAAAAGTTAGGACAATCAGGATGAACTATTGTATCTGCATCTACTATCAGTATTTGGTCATAATCAATATGATTTGCCTCTAATATATC